TGCTGGACAGGGCGGTACGTCTGCAGCGCAACGGACATGATGGCCCGGAGCAGGAAGGCGTCGCGGTCCCAGGTGGGAGTTACGACGCTTACTAGCGGGCTGCTAGCCATTCGGCGTACCAATCCGTAGTTTCCTGGACCTTGTACGGCCAGGTGTTCTCGCACACGGGATAGTCGGCCACCACTACCGCGTTACGCGGCTCGCCGTCCCGGCCCTCGACGATCTTCACTTCGGACTTGGACCGGGGGACCGTAGCTAGGATGTCCCGCGCTACCTGCTCAACGGAGATCCCGTGCCCGCAGCCGGCCTCCACCACCTCGCCGTAAGGACCACTGATGGCCGCGACGAGGGCTTCAGCGACGTCGTCCACGTAGACAGGATCGATGACCTGAGCGCCCGTGCCGCACAGCTCAAGGGTCATGTCCGTCAGGGACCGGGTCGCGAAGGTGGGGAAGAACTTGTGGACGCTGGCGGTGCCGTGCGGAGGCCCTACCGGCTGCCAGGGGCCGTACACGTGGTAAGCCCTAACTACTACGACCTTCTCGCCCTTCCACTGCGCTCGCGCGAGGCCCAGCTCTTCGGCGCACGCCTTGGTGATGGCGTAAGGATTCGGCTGGCCCTTGTGCCCGGTGCCTACCTGCACTACCGGGATACCGTACTCGCTAGCGACGTCGTACACGTTCAGGGCGCCGATGATGTTCGTCTCTACGGCCTTCACCTCGTGCCCGAACAGCTCAGGCGTGCCGAGCATCCCGGCGAGGTTGATGATGGCGTCCGCGCGCTCGCCGTCAACGGTCAGCCGGAGCGCCCCCGCATTGCGGATGTCGCTGTACGGCAGGTCGTATGAGATGAGCTCGTGACCTCCCCGCTGGATAGCGCCCACAACTGCCCTGCCGATGAACCCGCTGCTGCCGGTGACCAGAATCTTCATGGCGCCCATCCTATCGGAAGCTCTTCACTGTGGTGACGACTTTCTCTACGTCCAGGTGCGTCATCTCGGGGTACAGCGGCAGCGTGGCTATCGCCTGCCACACCTCTTCGGCGACGGGAGTAGCTGACACGTCGTGCCCGAATACCGGGTAGTGCGTCAGCGGCTTGTAGTGGACCCCGGCGGACACGCCATTCCGGAGCATGTGGTCGATGAACTTCGGGCGCAGGTCCGGCGCCATGCGCACTACGAACAGGTGACAGGACGACTCAGGGCTTAGCTTAGGGACACGCAGCCACGGCAGTCCTCCTAGGGCCTCCGAGTACTGGCAGGCGATCAGGAACCGGGCCCGGTTCAAGACCGGCAGCCGCCGTAGCTGAACGCGCCCGATCGCCGCCGTGATGTCGTTCATGTGCATCTTGAAGCCGTCTTCGGGGATGTCGTAATCCCAGTTGTAGCCGGTGCGCTTGTTCCGGTCACGGTCCCAGGTGCTCTTGGAGATGCCGCACCAGCGCAAGCGCCTGAGCTTCTCGGCGACCGACGAGATGTTCGTGGTGACCATCCCCCCGTCCCCCGCGGCCAGGTTCTTGACCGCATGGAAAGACCAGCACGCCGCGTCCCCCTGCGTTCCGGCGGAAGTAGAGCCCGCGGCGTGCGCGCAGTCCTCAATGATGACGCCGACGCGTTCCTGGACATCCGGCGGGATGATGCCCACGGAGCCGCCGTACCACACGGGCACCAGGCCGGGCGGAGAAGGCTTGTCCAGGCGGTCCAGTAGCTCCCGGACACTGTCCCAGCTGATGCCCAGGTGCCGGGCGTCCACGTCAGCGAAGTGCACCGTCTTGCCTGCGTGCTGCATCGCCTGAGCGGTGGACGCGAACGTCAGGGAGGGCGTGATCACGCGAGAACTGGGCAGCTCCAGGGCGCGCATGGCCAGTTCCAGGGCTGCGGTGCAGGAACTGGTCGCGACGGCGTAACGCGTTCCGACAAAGGCCGCGAACTCCTGCTCAAAGGCTTCGGTCTCTGGCCCCATCCCCCAGAAACCGGAGCGCATGACGCGCGTGACGGCCGCGATCTCCTCGTCGGAGCAAGCAGGCTTGAACAGCGGGATCATAGGGATAGCCACCTCGTTGCTGTCATGCGGATCATGCCTTCCGTGAACGCGTCTTGCTTGAAGCCGTTGCGGCGGTAGAACTGGATAGCGTGGTGGTTACTGGGCAGGACGTGCAGGTTGTACTCCTGGTAGTCATACACCGACATAAGGAGCTGCAAGGCCCGGCTCATGGTTCCCGGCGGCGCGATGTCCGGACGCCCGTTGAGTACGCGCTGAACCTCGCGATTTCGGACGTCCAGGCCAATGGTGCCGACCCTCACGCCCTGTGCCTCAGGGGTATCTGTGCGCACCATGTACATGTGGTCAGACGAACTTAGAGCGTACACTTCGCGGTACCACTTGAGGTGCTCGTCCTCCGTCACCTCGCCGCCCGGAAACCATTTCGCGTTAGCGTTGCGCCAGCTGACCATTAGGGCGGCGTCGTCTTCGCTTATCTTAGTCAGCGTCGTCTCGCTCACCCCTGCGTCCAGGTGGAGGAGGGGGTGAACCGGTGAGTTACCAGGTAGCGGGGGATCGGATAAAACGGGAAGTGCTCGGCTATGCGCTTCAGGAATATGCCGTCGCAGTGCCTGGTGACGGTCGGGTCCAGCAGCTCGTGAAAGTATGGCTGCGTGAGCTTGTCCAGGCACGACTTGCGGTGCATGACCTGGCCGCCGTCAATGCAGCAGTCCACCGCGTCGGGACCGCGGACAACGTCAGCACCGATGCCGATGTCCCCAGCAGTCACGTCTCCTGGCTGGCAGACAGTCAGGTGTCGCATTCCCGCGTAGACGGCACTGATTGCCGGGTTGTCGTCCAGGACCCCGGCCATGGCCTTGAAGCAGTCAGGGTCTATGACGTCGTCGTCCGCTAGGTAGAAGACGTGCTCTCCGTTAGCGCGAGGGTAGTACTGATTGAGCAGCCACGTGGTAACGTACACGCTCCCGTCGCGGGGAACATCGTCCAGGACCTCGTAGTGCAAGCGGGGGTCGCCGTCGTACCCCTTATCGACTAGCCAGTCATCGATAATGCACCGGGTGCGCCCTTCATCGGTGCTGTTCTCCAGCAGCCACAATTCCCAGTCCTCGCGAACCTGGTTCCACACGCTCTGCAGGGCGTCCAGCACGTACGAGCACTTGTTGTGCGACGTCAGGAACACGCTAACGCCGGTAGTCATTCGGCCTTCTCCCAAGTCGTCAGGAACCAGGTACCGTCCGAAAACTCTACCTTGACTACCTTCTGGCCTTGCAGGCCCAGGCGCTTGACCAGTTCCTGCGCGCCGAAGCCGTACTTCCGCGAAGTTCCCTGCAGCCACGGGGGGTTATCGGGCATGCGACTCCGCCTCCTTCAGGGCCTTGTCCATGAGGATCTCGGCCTCTGCGCGCTTGTCAGGGTAAAGGGCGACGGCCGTAGCGTAGGCCACCAGCAGCTCCCGGAATGTGTCGTGCGTGATAGTGACGTCGCCCTCAGGCTTCCGCTTAGCGAACAGTCCCATCCTTGAACTCCCATCCGTAAGGGAACATGCTCTTGTAGGCGTTAACCCACTTCTGCCAGTTGCCCTCAATCGTGTACTCGCGCCGAACCAGGTCTTGAGCGGCCTCCCCCATCTTCTTCCGCAGCTCCTCGTCGGAAGCCAGGAGGGTCAGGTACTTCAGCCACTCGTGGTCCTGCTTGACCAGGAAGCCCGTCTCGCCGTGCCGGATGAACCTCCGGTATGGCTCAACGTCGGATGCGATGGCCGGTATTCCGCGTGCCGCGTACTCGATTGCCTTGACGGGGGACTTGGACTGGGCGAACTTGGTGTTGATGAGCGGGCAGATGCCGATGTCGAAGTCCAGCACGCGGTAGAACAGCTTCGGCTCGTCCGTGATGTGGACCCAGGGCATGTACATCATGCGCTCAGGGCGCACGCCCTTGAACAGGTGACGGTAGTCCTCGCCACCTATGCACAGGTCCCAGTTCGGGTTGCGGTGCAGGAAGCGCTTCACCTGCGGGGCCATCGACTCAAGGTCCTTGCGGTGCGAGCCGCCGCCCATCCACCCTAGGCGCATCCGGTCGTTGGTCCGCTCATCGTGAGGCAGGTCCAGGGTCCACGCGGGCACGTAGTTGGGGAGGATCTCGACGCGCGCCAGGGGGGCCACGGAGCGGTGCAGGTCCCCCAGGACGGGAGAAGTGCAGGTAATCATGCTCGCCGTCTTGGTGTACCTCTCGACGGCCTCCCGGACCTCTGTGCCCTCCTCGTACGTGGAGTAGGCCATCTCGTTGTCCCGCGTGATGTTCCAGACGTCGTCGTCGTTCTCGTAGACGGTGCGCAGGCCGACGGTTGACCCCCAGCGACGCCACAGGCCAAGGCCGTCGAAGTAGTTCACCCGCTGGACGACTATCAGGTCCACGTCCTTGGCGTCGTCGATGCTCAGGAGGGGCGGGGCGTCCTCAGCGCGCATGACCGGCTTGACCATGCAGCGGCGCCAGATGACCTCGACGTCCTCGGAGTGCTCAGCGACCGCAGTCAGTGGCGTGATGATGCGGTACCAGGCTTAAAGCGCACCCGGTTCCGCCGTCATGACAGGCTAGGATTTTCACGGGTGCAAGGTCACCAGTGCTTCCACTGAACCCCTCCACTAGTGGCTGTGTGATACGGTAACTACATGTTGAAGATACCGCTTACTGAGACACTCTACACCACCATCGATGATGCGGACCTAGCTCTGGTGTCCGGCTTCAGCTGGCGTCCGCTGACGCCTCCGAACGCTAAGACCGCCTACGTGCACGCGTGGAACAACCAGCAGAGCTACTACATGCACCGGCTCATCACAGGAGTAGGCCCCAAGCTTCAGGTAGACCACGCCGACTTGAACGGCCTGAACAACTGCCGGTACAACCTGCGGTCAGCCACACGTTCGCAGAATCAAAGCAATCGCGGCAAGCAGGTAAACGGCATCACGTCACACTTCAAGGGCGTCTACTGGGAACCCGCACGCAGCAAGTGGACGGTGACCATTCATTACGACAAGAAGACGCGGTACCTAGGCAGGTACATCGACGAGATAGAGGCAGCGAAGGCTTACGATGAGGCAGCCTTGGAGGTCTTCGGCTTCTACGCACGCCTCAACTTCCCTACACTGAACGGCGTGATATGCATACGCCATCAAATGAACGTGCCTGACGCGTTCTGCGCGTGCTAACCCCGTGCCCCCGTCGTGGCACGCGAGTACCCTCATCGACCGTCGATCAGGATAGCGACGATGATGCCCGCGAGGAACGCGCCGAACAGGGCTGCTCCGCCCCATACAGGGGCCGTGATGACCGGCCAAGGGACAGTAGCCCAGGCGCCGGAGAGCTTGAGGCCGAGGAAGGCCCAGAACGTGAGTGCCAGCAGAGTGCCGCAGAACCGGATCATGCGCCCGATCTTACACCATCGGGCTACCGGGCAAGCAGCTTCAGGTCCGCCTGAATGGCGTCGATCGCGACCCCGTGACCACCGCGCTTGGCCGCGTCCATGACCGTCGGGATGATCGCCCAGGACTCGTCCGCGATGTGCGCCCACGTGCTGTAAGGGATCGCCTGGATTCCGCCCCACGTGACCGCGTACAGGTAGTTGCTGTCGTAGCCCACCAGGACCACGCAGTGACCCCCCGCGACGGGCGAGCTCAGGACGTCCAGGGTCCACGGAAGGTGCTGGGAGAACTTCTCCTCCATCGCCTGGGTGACCGTGATGCCGACGTACGCGAAGTCGTAGGCGTCGATGACGAACTGCAGCGTCGGGATGTCGCTCACGCTGACTGGCGCGTAGGCGTCGATCTTGTACCCGAGGAACCCGGTCTTCTTGATGTACGCCAGGAAGTTGCTCAGGACGACGCCCGTGTCCTTGTTCCGGGTGTACTTCAGGTAGTACTTCACGATGTCGTCGGCACTGGCGAGGGCAGGCGGGACCGTCGACTTCAGGTCCGCGGCGACGGCCATGGCCCCGTGCGAGAAGCCCGCGACGCCGCAGTCCCCGTGCTGGTCGTTGCCGAGCATGCCCCACGAGACGCCGTCGGGCACGGCGACCACCGCAGGAGGCTTGGGGAGCGATCCTGCGACGTACCAGGTCAGGTCGCGCAGTCCGACCGGCATGACCGCGGGGAGGCGGCCGTAGGTGCCTGTGGGGCGCCGCTGGGGTGCCCAGTCCTCGGGTATCCAGCTCGCGTTAGTGATGGCCATCTGCCTGCCTCCGCATTCGCTCGATTGTCTCCGGGCGGATCACCGGGTAACCCGGCTCGTCCAGGACATAAAACTCGGGAGGCAGGACGCCGCGATTCAGTGATCGCAGGACATCCGCCTCCCGGCCATTGATGAACAGTCGGTTCATGCCTACAGCTTACGTCTGCCGCCAGGGTCCGGGGCCGTCCTCGAACCGCCCGGTAGAGTCGCCGAAGTCCGTGTCCGACACAGGGCCGCTGCGGGGGTCGACGGACTCCCAGCCCTGGTGGTCGGCGCGGTTGTGGCGGCCGTCGGTGGCGTCGTAGTTCTCGGCGTGCTTGGGCGAGCGCGACGGGGAGCCTGGGGCCGGCTGCGTGATGTCGCCCGGCGTGCCGAGTGCCTTGTCGTTCTTCTGCGGCTCAGTCCAGCCCTTTTCCATCACGTGACCTTCTTCCACTTGTGGTTCGCGCTGTAGCCGTCGGTGCCTGGGTGCTGAGTCAGGTTCTTCTCAGCGCCAAGGTCCAGCTCGGGGGCGGTCCCGTGCGTGCCGTCAACGTCGTTGGTGGCCTCGGAGGCGCTGCCTGGTGCGCCTAGCTGGTCGTAGTCCTTGTCGGTGAGCGTGTTGGAACCGCCCATGCTGTTGCCGAATGCCGGCCAGCCCTTACCCAGGTGGCTCAGGTCCTTCATCGGGCACCTCCTCGGGTGCTTCGTCCGGCGTCGCGGACGGTGTCGGCTGGAACTCTTCGGCGGAGTCAGTAGGGACATCCTGGCGTCCCGCGAGTGCCCCGAACGCTCCTGCGAGCGGCGCGGCTCCCCACGAGACACCAGACATGTCCTTCATGACTACGGCTTCTCGGTCTTGGCGCTGCCGCGGCCGACGCCCGTGTCAGTGGGGCGCGCGTTGGTGAGGCCGGGTAGCGTCGGGCCGGGCGAGTAACCGTCGATCGCCTTGGTCCAGTCCTCGGAGCCGCCGATGTTGCCCTGCACGGTGACTTCGCGGTTCACGCCGCCGATGAACCCGAATGGGTCGGTGTAGGTGACCGTCTCCCCGCCGTGCGAGGGGTGGCCGCCCGTGGTGTTCGCCGGGACGCCCGAGTGCAGGAGTTCCTGCTGGCTCAGGCCGCTGAAGCTGGGGTCTAGCTGCCCGTTCTGGACGGTGACGTCCGGCGGCTCGCCCGAAGCGCCAGCGGTACCCGGCATGCCGGTGCTGTAGCTCTGGGAAATCCCGCCCACGATCTCGTCAGGCGTCTGGCCCATCTGGACAGTGGGGTCGGTGCTCTGCGCTCGTCCGTGGCGCTTCCTGCTGGGAGACTGCCGGGCCGGAACGCCGGTACGCCCCTGGTTGTGGCCGTCCTGAACGTCTGCCATTGCGTTGCCTCTCGCTAAAGGGTCTTGTACCCAGTTTAGAGCCGGTCTCCGTATTGCGCCATCAGCGACGCCTTGTCCAGCTCAGCTACCTCGTCGGCATCGGCACCTTCACTGACGGCCCACTCGCGCCACTTGGTGACGGTGCTGCGGCCGTCAGGCTTAGGCACTGATTCCTGCGAAGGAGGCTGGTTGCCGATGGTCGTGATCTGGCCGTGAACCGTGCCGTTGGCCGCGGCCTCGCGCTCTTGCAGGAGCCGCACCTGGGCCTCATCGTTGCTCAGGGGCGCAGCATGCGCGGCGATGTCGAAGTACTCGGCCAGTCCGGCCGCTACCAGGCTGGCGGCTCGCTCGTCCGGCAGTTCCTGCTTGTCATTGAGGTCCCCGCGCGACTCGGGGAGAACGTGGGTCTGGGTGATGCGGACGTAGCGCACTAGTGAGCCTTTCGTAGGAAAAGGTAGAGCCGCTACCGAGATTACCCGGTAGCGGCTCCGGCCACCTAAACCCGAGGGCTTAGTTAGCGCCACCCTTGAACAGGACGATGGGCTGCGAGCGCGGGAAGGCAGTCGCACTGGGGTTCATCAGGTTGCCGTCGGCGCGGACCACTGCGCGGAAGGACACCAGGTCGGTGCCGAACGCGAAGTCGTCGCTCCGCTCGAACCGCATCCCGCCGACCAGTCGCACGAAGTACTGCGAGAAGTCGCCGAAGGCAATCGAGGAGGTACCAGCGCCGATGCTGGGCATGAACGGGTCGCTCACGATCGGCTTGCCAAGCAGCAGGTCAGGCGCACCAAGCACCGTGGACGGCTCCCAGACAGGGCGGCCGGTGGTGTCGGTGAGCTGGCGCAGCGTGCCCAGCGTCTGGTCGGCAGCGAGCCAGTAGCAGCTCTTGCTCTGCCGGTAGGGGGCGATGACCGAGTACTGCATGGTCACCAGGTTGGCGTACGTCGGGGCGCCGGTGATGGCCGCACCCTGGTAGGAGCCGGTGATGCCGCCGCCCTGGAAGCTGGCCGCCGTGGTGGACGAGCCAGTGACCACGATCGGGGCGGTCAGGATGCCGTTCGTGATGCCGCCAACGGAGCCGGCGCTGGAGTTGATCAGCGCGTTACCGATGTTGTTACCGACCGCACGGCCGGCCGACATCGCGAGGTACCCGAGGAGGTTCACGCCAGAGTCGTCGATGAGCTCGCGGGCGATCTGAACCAGGATGCCGAACTTGTTCGACGTCAGGGTCTTCTGCGAGAACACCGGGTCACCCGTGGCGAACGTCCCGCCCTGGGCTGCCGACAGGTTAACGTAGAGGTTGCTGCCCTGGCCGACGCCGCCAGTGGAAACCTGGCCGGTGTGCTGCGCGACGATCGGGATCTGGATCGGCTCGCCGCCCGTGGTGTTCAGGACGCTCGGGCCGGTCTGCATGATGCCGCTGACCTCGACCAGGTAGCTGATGAGCTGGTCGTAGAAGTCGATCGGCACGATGCCGGCGCCGGAGGGGTTGGAGAAGGAGCCCGGCGAGCCACCCGCGACGTAGTTGTCGAAGAGGGTACGAGCCTCAGTGGGGGTCAGCGGGTTGCCGTAGAACGGCATGTTCATGGCCATGCGCTTGCCCATGCGGCTGCGGCTGAACATGGGGTTGTCCCAGCCGAAGTCCACGGGGCGGGCGCGCTCGCCATTGCTGAGGGCGCGGATTTCCTCGTTGAGCTGCTGCACTTCGCGGGTCTCGACGCCAGCGAGGCCAGAACCAGTCCGCGGACGGCCGGCAACCTCGTTGTAGGCAGCGTCGGTGTCGCGCATGCGCTGCTCATCCTTGAGGATCTGGCGCAGGCGGGCGTCGTCCGCGTCCAGGGCCTTGTGGATGTTGTCGAACTTGGTCTGCTCGTCAACGGTGAACGAGCGCTTCTCTTCGGTCAGCATCGCGTGCATGGACTTGATTTCAGCCCACCTGGTGTCGACGCCTTCCTTGAGACTAACGGCGAGGTCGGATGCCACGGCCATTTCCTCTCTTAGGAGTGGATTGGCTGGCTCCGTCGGAACGGCCTCAGCAGCTACTACTTACAAGCTTGCCGCGTCGCACGCCATTGTGCAAGCGGAAGTTTTACTCGGACTCGGGAGCGTCCTCAGTGTCGTCCTCGGCCTCAACGGCGACAACGTCGTCCAGGTCGCGGACCATTCGGCTGCGGAGCTCGCTCAACTTGAGGAAAGCCGCATTCGCGTCCAGGGTACGCTGCTCTTCGGCCGTTTCGTCAGCGACCTCAGAGGCATCGCGATTCACCGGGGGGCGGCCACGGGCGGGCTTGCCGTCCTCGACGTGAATCGGCTCGTGCTCCCCGCCGTGATCCTGGACCTTGGCGCAGGGGAACCCGTCCTGGGACCGCCAGCACAGCGGGGCGTGGTCGCCGTCGTGGCCCATGGCCTTGGCGCAGGGCTGGCCCGACGTCCACTGCTTGCACAGGTCGTCGTGGTTGCGGAGAGCGCGAAGCTCCTCGTCCCCGGCGTCGCCGTGCGGGTCCTCCCGGACTTCGTCCTCTTCCGTCGCGAGGACCGGGACCACAGTTGCCTCACTGAGGTTGTAGTTCCAGTTGCGGGACGCGATGCAGGGGTCGTCCACCATGCGCGCCTCCGCAGCGTCAGCGCTGACCTCGGGCACTCGTGGCGCCGGGGGCGTGGAGCTGCGGTCACTGCGACGGAAGAACCTGGAAGCCTGGCCGGCCTCAAGCATGCTCCGGACCTCAGTCGGGTCGGCGTCCACCCAGCGGGCAAGCGACTCGACGGCGCCGGTCATGGACCGGGAGGTGGCGGAGGTGTCGAAGTAGGCGGGGTCCAGAACGGGAGCGACGTCCACCAGCTCGACGTTGTGGAGGGTCCGCAGCGGGATGCCCTCAGAAGTAGCCGTCCATTCGTCATCCTGGCCTGGGACGTTGCAGCGGAATGCGAAGCTTGAGTACTGGACGTCCCGGCGCTGCACGAGCTCCATGACGTCGGCGCGGTGCCGCGGGGGGTTCACGTCGTAGAACAGGCCCTTGTCGTCGGCGCGCATTTCCAGCGTCCCGCCGCGGGTGGTCCCGAGGACCATGTCGTCCTTGTGATTGTACCGGCAGACGACGCCCTCATAGCCCCCGGCCTCGGCCTGGGAAAAAGCGGTGGGGTTGACGACCTCGTGGAATCCGCCGAGTCGCCGCGAGCGCTTGCCGAACATGGCCGCGTAACCGGTGATGTGCGGGTGGTCGACGCCATCAACGCTGCGCACCTCGAATTCCGGCGAGGCGTAGACGAACCGCAGCTCGGGGGTGAGGCTTTCCAGGGACCGGCCGGTGTCGGCGGAGGAGTCGTGCTCAATGCCGAACTTCTTGGCCGCGGCTAGCACCTTGGGCTTGGCCTGGTCGCCGAAGCGGGCACCCTGGGCGATCCGGGCAAGGGCGTTGCGCACGTGCGCGGCGTCGTGAATCGGGAAGTGCCGGAACTTGTCCGGCGTCTTGCCATTTTCCGCGTGGCCCGGCTCGACGTGAGCGAAGTCGGA